TTTAACTCATCTGGCTCTTTAACAAATTTGCCTGTTTTTTCGTCTATTAATCTTCCTGCCGAATTTAATTTTGTTCCTTTAGGTAGGGTGTCTTTAACACTAGGAAAAAATTTATTTTTTATCTTGTTAAGTCCTAAACCAGCACCTATACTCCTAATGGTGTTTCTAAAAATTCCTGTTTTGCCCCCTGGCTTAGTCGTTTTATCTTTACTGCCCGGGAGTCCAGGAGCAAGTGGCATACCCATACCACCCATACCACCGCCACCAGAGAATGCAACTACTGCTGCCTTTACTTCATCTAATTTAGCAATAACTCTATCAGTTTGGTTTTCTAATTCAGGGTCTTTTAATTTTTCTCTAGGGTCCTCTTTCTTAGTTTGAGTTTTGGTTACTGTTTCCTTAATAGTTTCTTTAATTTCTTTGGTTTGTTCTTCGGTTATTTTTTGTTGTTCTTGAGTTTGTTTTTCTATTACCTCAGATGTGAAGCCTATGGGTTTACCTTTTTCTACACCCGCTCTTCTTTCTCGTTGTCCTTCAGTTGCAAAAGCTTTTGCTAAGAAAGATTCTGAGCCAAACATAGTTGCTGGATTAAAAGTTTCAGACATGATTTGAGAGAACCCAACTGTTGCAGGGTCTATCCCAAGTAGCTTTTCTTTTACGGCTCCTGTGAAACCGTATGAAGGCTTATCTTTATTGTCCTTGACTTTAGCCATTATTTATTCTTTTTCTTCCTCTCTATTTTCTTTTGTATGTTATCTAATAATAAAGCTATGTATACTTCCCTTTCCCACGGCATCCAACTTTCTATTTCTGTTATACTATATTTATGTTCTTGCATTAACAAAAAGTTAGTTTTAAAAAAGTTTTCTAATGTCTCATGCGAAAGGGCTATACGAAAAAATTTAAATACCCATTCATTCCTAAGTAATTTTCTTTTTCACATTTAACACATTTAAATTCTATTACGTGTTCTAATGTAGGCATAGTAGCAAAGAAATCTTTTATTTTATCAAACTGTTCCATTGTTAAATTTTCAAGCCACTCTAACATTTCTTCTTGTGCTATTGTTTTTGCTTCTATAATTTCGTCACCATTATAGATTTTTTCAATACATTCAACAGTTGTATTAAATACCTTGTCCATTGTTTCACCATTCAACATTTCCTGTAATTGTATAGCATCTGGATATTTCATTTCAATTGCTAAGCTATCACTTAACTTAATTGGATTCTTATGTTCATCATCATAAGTAATATCAATTTCATCTAACAATACATTATGTTTATATTCCTCATTACATTCTCCACAACGTAAAGATAAATCTACATTGTTTGAAATTGAAATTGCTCTTAAATCTAAAAACAATTTTTGTAAAGCAAACATTGGCAACTTACTGCCATCTACTTTGCCCATTGAACAATTAGTAACAATCTGTTGCGTTGCTTTCATCATGTCTGCAATGTCGTTAGATTCACTTGCCATAACAAGTATTTTTTCTTCCTTTACTCTAAAAGGTCTGAAATCAAATTTCTTATTTAATGAATGAACTTTAATCTCACTTAAAGGTAAGTCTACCTGGGGTAATGCCATAATTTATCTCCTCAATAATTAATCGGGTGTAGTTGTTTGTTCTTGTGTTTCAGTTGTAGTTGTTTGTTCTTGTTTTTCAGGTGGAGTTGGTGTTGGTCTTCCATCATATCGTTCCCAATATTTATATGAAAATATTACACTTACTCTATTCGGTGTATCATTAGCCATAGCTAAAGGCGTTAAGTTAATAATACGTGGAAAGGCTTCTACAAGTTTCCAACTACCTGTAATTCTATCTGTTCTATCTAAAGCGTGTATAATAATTTCCCCTACATAATCATTATAAAAACCTACTTCTTTTGATATTGGGTCAGCTTGTGTTTTGAACATCCAATCCTCTAAGTATGTTCTTACGTCCTGTTCGTTATCTAAATAAAATGTTAAAGTGGCGTTATCAATAAAGTATTCAACACCTGATACTCTAGGTTCTAGCCAGTTACCAAATCTAACAGGTGCATAGGTTGTTTGTAACCCAGGTATTAAGGCTTCCTCACATAGTAAGGATATTGTTCTACTGCCTGAGATACTTATGCCTGCTGGGGCTGTTAAAATACATTCAAATCTACTTGCACGTGATAAGTCCTGCCTACGTATTTTTGAAATAAAATTATTAAGTGTAAATTGTGTTCGTTTTGACATTACGCCATTCTCCTAGAGTCGCTGTAAACTTTATTCTTTGTTGCTTTATTAAATTGCTCTACCGGTAAAAATATAGCTGCCTTCCAATCTTCTGGATTTACTTTTAAAAGTTTGGAACCTATACGCTGTTTTACATAACGCTTAACACACGGTTTTACCATTGGACTTTTAGATGCCTGGCTAAGTAATGACCAGTTATATTGCATCTTTGTTTTAGGCCCTATTGTGGGTGAATCTGCTGTCTCTAATAAACTACCTAATAATTTTGCTCTCATTAAATAAGGTAGGTAGTGTAAGTTAAGCCCATAAAACCCATTATTAGTTTCCTCAAAAGGCAAACATAAAGGAAACGTATCGTAATATGGTAGAGTTTCCTTGTATATTGGGTCATATAAAAACATATACATATGTCCTATTTCTAATTTATTTGTTGTTTTACCTATATCAGAATTATAGACTTGTCCCTGTGATTGAAAGTCACCTCTAATTTTTCTAACTTGTTTCATATACCAATCCATAGATTTAGTTTGGTCGTTAGAATTTGCTCTTATTTGTTCAAAAGGATTTGCCATACGACTATTTATACGAGTTACAAGCCAAAAAAAAGGGCCGTATAAACGACCCTTAATATTATTCTGGTGTTATTTACTCTGGTTTTCCAGTTTGTAATTCATCAGTCTGTTTATCGACTTCTGTAACTACTGTATCAACTACACCTTCAGCTGCATCTGCTACTGTTTTAGTAACATTAGAAACATCTCTAAGTGCAGAAGCGGAAACATTACCAGCGGTTGTAACAACTGTATCAACAGTTGAAGTAGCTAAGTCTTTACCACCGTCAATAACGGCACCAACTGTAGCACAACCAGTAGCAATAAAAGCTAAAGCAAATAACATTGTTATTGTTTTAATCATTTTTGTATACCTTTTTTGATTAATTTTGCTCGTTTAACACGAACTCCAATTTATATTTATAAAAAAAGGGCGACATAACTTAATATATCGCCCCAAAACTAGTTTAGACTTTAGTCATCTTCTGCTAGTTTGGCAAAGTAACTTAATGTATCATCCTCATCATCAGAAGTATCCACATTAGATGAAACACTTACAGCTGATGTTGCATTCTTAACAAAAGTGCCATCTTCGACATCTCCTGTTTGTTCTGCAATTTTTTCAGCAGTTGTTACTTTAGCACCGCCAGCTAATACCATATTTAGTTTAGCTTTTAGTTCGTCGTAAGATTTAAAGTTTTTAGGGTCTACAATTTCCATTAATGAATATTGTTTTGCCCAAATAGCCTCTATGTCATCATCTGATTCTGCAACTGCACTTGTTGTAGATTCAAATTCAGATTTGTCATAGTTTCTATAACCTTCAACCTGTCTTATTTTCAATTTGAAATTACTACCTTCCCAAAAATCAAATGGATTTAAAGGATTCTCATCTTCAAACTCTGGTTGCATAACATCTTTAATTTTGTCAAAGATTTTCTTACCAAACTTGTAAAGGAAAACTTGTCCTTCATTAGCAGGGTTACCTGGGTCTTTAACAACCATGATGTTAGTATAATAAGCTAGTCTACGTTTTTGTTTTCTAGCAATATCTTTGTTTGCTTCAACACCACTATTCCACAGTTCGCTGTTTAGTTCTGAAACAGGGTCTGTTTGATTTAATGTTGTAAGCGAGTTTTCAATATACCACTTTCCAGTAGGTCCTTGAAAACCATGATTCCAAATCCTTGCCCAAGGAAGTTCTTCTCCTTTAGGTGCAGGCAAAAAACGAATAACAGCATAACCATTTCCTGCTTGGTCCACAGTTGGCTTCCACTCTCTTTCGTCTGCTCGGTTTTGGGTTTTTGGGGTTTCGATTTTCTCGACTTCTTTCATCAAGTTATCGAAGTTTGAACGTGCCTTTCTCAGGTCACTAATTGAATTAAACGACATATTTTTTCTCCTTGTATAGCGTTGTATTGCGTTGTATTAATATTATTTTGTCCTGTATAAGCGGACAATAGTATTTATACAAATTGCGATGTTCTTTCAGAAAATTTTTGACCATTTTGGACAAAGGGTCTATACTTTTTAATAAGTAAATTAACGTCCTGTAGGAATATATCATCAGTTTGTATTTTAACATAATTATAGAGTTTGTCAAGTATTACGAGTGTTTCTAAGTTAATTAGATGACCAAAATATAATCTATAAACTAGTGGATGCTGTCCTTCTTTTGCTTCTAACGGATTATCAATTCCTTCTTTTTCCATTTCCAATTCTATCTTACAAAAATCCTGTTCTATTAAGTAATCAAGTTTCTGCTTTTTAACTTTCCAATCCTTATATGTTTGTTCTGCATTTGCATCAAACATTCCTCCCCACTTATCCCCTGCAACAAAATTAGCAACTAGGAAATTTATTACTTCCTTCTTTGTATAGTCTCTTGCTAATCTACGCATTACTATAATGTCTTTTCTTTTTAAGAAAGCGTTTTTACTTGCCTTAACTGCCCCTCGAGTTTTTGTTATATCATAATCCGGTTTTGTGAAGTGTAACCGCAATGCTAAATAGATTCTATATACTTCAAAAGGTTCCATTAGCTACTAAGTCCTTATTTAATGGTTTCATTGGGTCATTCTTATCCCACCTTGTAGATTTAACTAACATAAAATGTATGCCATTATCCTCTGCTATCTTTTTACCTTCTTCTATTTGATGCTCGTTTTGTCTAAATGCTATCCATTGCCATACTATTTTATGTCCTAATTTTGCACCTATCTGCATGGCTTTAAAAGAACTATTCCAATTTTGATTTACTCTATAAATTTTACTTGTATCTTGTAATCCATCAATGCCAAATATTGTAACATCTAATTCAGGTTTTATAAAACTATAATATTCCTCCCAAAAAGAATTTTTCTTGCCTGTGCCGTTTGTATGTAAGTGCATATGAATACTATTTTTAGATACAAGTCTAAATACATCTAATGCTCTGGCGTGATATATAGGGTCTCCTAGGTTGCCTGATAAACGTATTGTATGCCATTCTTGTTTAATAATCTTTTGTATTAACTCTAAAGATAAATCTGTATTAGCTTTATAGCTACCCTTTTCTATTGTGCGAGGACATTTAGGGCATGCTAATGGACATCGTCTAGTAATTTCTAAATGTATGTCCTTGGGCTTAGTATACATCTCTTTCTGTATTGTTGTCTAAATAACAATGATGATAACAGGTAAAATCCAAATCCTGTGGAGATTGTTTTTGTTGAAGTTCTATAAATTTTTTTGTAGAAGATATTGCATCTGTTATATCAACTATTGCAATATTAAATTCATCTTTATTAAAGTAGTCTTTGGTAGGTCGCCAACAGCAGGGTTTATAAAAACCTTCTGCATTAATAAATCCCTCTTTACCATTAAGACACTTTGGCTTGAACATTAATCTAAAGGCAATTTATTTGGTTTAGTTTTTAATAGATTTAAATTTTCTGCTTCTACTTTAATTTTTTCTTTTAGAGAAGGACTTAAAAGTTTCTTCACAGATTCGATTTCAATTTCCCTTTCGATACAATAGTCGCAAAGAACATCAATATATCCAATACCCTCTTGAGCAGCTAATCCTCGTCTTGCTTTACGTTCTATGTATTGAGAAAATTCTGTAGATGTTTTGAACTCCTTTGTTATTAGGAAAACGTCTGTTATATTTTTTGTTTCTGTATTCATAGGTTGGTTATCCACCACTAGCTTTGGCATTATTTTTTCTCCTTATCCAAGTTTTAACATAGTCTAACACATTGTTTTCTATTTGTATATACGGATTGGCACAATAGGTGGTCTGTGCTTCACCGGGTTTATCAAATTCATAAACAATTCTTGTATCAAATAAATCTGCAATTTGTTTAATTGAATATGGATTTGAGGAACCAAAGTGTGCTTCTTGAGGCATTTTCCTATCTAATAATCCGTTAGCCATGCCATTAACAACATCATTTACATGGGTAAAATCTCGTTGCTTAGACCCGTTGCCAAATATTTTTAGAGGAGTGCCTTCCAAATAGGCAGTTTTAAATGCTCGTATAACTGTGCTATATGGCCCATAGTCTGCCTCACCTGGCCCGTAAACATTATAAAAGAACATTTTGTAATATCTTATTCCCCATAACTCTTCATATAAATTTAAAACGTCCTCAGCCAAACATTTGCTAAATGTATAAGGATTGGAATATTTATCAGAATGAATTGTGCTTGAAGAACAAGCAAAGTATAAAGGACATTTATGATTTCTAGCCCACTCTGCCACATGAGTAGTTGGACCTACACCATTTAAAATAGTTTCTACAGGAAAGTCAAAAGACATTCTAACTCTCGGAGTATTTGCTAAATGAAATATTGCGTGTATGGGTTCTGAAAAACTAGCTTCCATTACATTCTCAATTTTATATTTTACATGAGAATGGTCAATCATATAGGTTCCTTGTCGTTGGTCATCAACAACTGTAACCCTATATCCTAAGTCTAAAAATTTCTGTGTGAGGTGAGAGCCTATAAAGCCACAGCCTCCAGTAACTACTATGTGCATGTCTTATATTATAAAGTTATTATACTTATAAGTCAAGTATTAAGACTACCAAAGGCTGTGATTTAAATTACTTCTCGTTTACGAAAGAATTAAGTTGTCTAGCAACATCAATTACTTCTTGTGGTGAGATGCTTCTTGTATAGCCTTCAGGTAACTCAGGCCATGGAACATCCTTGGCGTCTAAGTATCTTTGGACTTTGGTGTGATAAGCATCCATGGTGGCATGCCTATTATTTTCTAGGATTCCTTGTGCTTGTCCTAGTAGCTCGGCTCGTATTTCAAAGCCTGATTTTTGATTTGACATAATTTTCTCCTGTGTGTAGTGTGTCAATGAGAGCGAACTCTCATTTTATTTATACTACAAAACTTCTCTTTCGTATTTGTCTCTAGCCAAAAGTAAAGTTTCCACATAATTATCTCGCCTATCAATAAACACTTGAGGCTCTTCTCCTTCAACTGCTATTAATATAACACTTCTGTTTATGGGTATGCCTGTTCTTTCCTCATACATAATTGAGTAGGCAGCTGCCTGAGCAAAGTAATTTGATATCCACTCTTTCTTTTTAGGCTTACGTGATGTTTTAAAATCAATTATACTTAATTTGCCTTCATATTCTGCAATACAGTCTACACGACCAGCAAGTCTTAGATGTTTACTATAAAGAGCAATTTCTTGTGCGTGTATATTATTAATATTATCTAACAGAGGTCTAAATTTAGACCACATCTCTTTATCCAATAAAGATAAATCATCTAGATTAATGTCCTCATTGTCTAAGACCTTTTCACATAATAAATGGATTTTTGTGCCTCGGGTTGAGGCTTGTTTAGATATTTTATCGGCTTCTTTTGTTCCGACTCGTTTGCGCCATTCATTAATGGAGTCTTTTGTAGAGTAACCCAAAACAGTCGTTACTGAAGGGAATGCCTCCCCCGATGGTAGATAGTATTTGCGAGATCCACCGGGCGAGGTCTTACTAACTGCGAAGTCTTTTGCCTTATTAAGATGTATAAACATATGCTAATTATACACTCTTATTGTATAAAGTCAAGCGTTTTATTTATATATTTTTAAACTTTATATGTTATTTCTTCTACTGAATCTAATAATTTTTGAGCTACGTCTTTTGCCTCTTTACTAAATATCCAAGTTGAAAAGGAGTTTGTAAGTTGTTTTAATGAATTAATGGTGAATGTAGGGTCCAAATTTTGTATGTCTGTTTGCTCTATTTTCTTATGCCAACCACCAAAATGGTTAACAGCTAATAACACTATCTCAATTTGTTCTTCGGTATAGATATTAATCCGCAAGCCTAATGGCGGGTTTTTTCTTTGTGGCGGAAATTTAATTATTTGTCCCATGCAAATATTTATATGCAACTCTGTTTTTATAAATTAAAGAAATACCATAGTAAGGAGAGATACTATTTCGTATTATAATAAGAGAGTAATCCGTTACTCTAATAAAGAAGCAAAAAAGGCTCCTAAAGAGCCTATCCATTATGAAAAAGACATTATGGATTATAACTCATTAAAAGAAGTTCCTGAAGAGTTACAGGCAGAATATGTAAGAGCTATACTTAAAAACATTTAACTCCATATTTTGCTTCAAACTCATCAGCATCTTTTGCTGTGTTTACAATAGGTTGCCCTTTAATATTAAGACTTGTATTTAATAACATAGGACAGCCCGTAACTTCTTTCCACTTTTTAAGAAGATTATATAACCCTTTGTGGTCTTTGGCATTTACAGTTTGCACTCTACTTGTTCCGTCCTTATGCACAATAGCAGGATAACTTTCTGTGTCTCTACACTTTACCACATATTGCATATATGGAGATTTAAATCCTTTAGGGACATCAAAATATTTGTGAACATCTGCTTCTAATATGACAGGTGCAAAGGGTCTAAACTCTTGTCTTTTCTTAATAGAGTTTACTAAGTCCTTCATTTCCTGACCTCTTGGGTCAGCAAGTAAACTTCTATTACCTAATGCTCTTGGACCAAACTCAGCTCTACCATTTGCAACTCCTACCATTTTATTTTCTATTAATTCTGATAACAGTTTTGTAACTGGATATTTACCTTTTATATTATAACCTAAATAAGGAGTTTTCCATTGAAGTTTACATTCCTTGTAGGCAGCTATAGCACCTAAACTACTACCTGCATCTCCTGGATTTGGCATAATCCAAATATTTTTAAAATAGTCTGAGGCATGTCTATTAGCCAAACAATTTAAGGCACAACCACCCATTAGAACTAAATTATCCGAATTTGTTTTTTCTTTAGTAAGTTGTAATAATTCAATATAAAGCTCTTCGTATATTTTTTGTGTAGCAGCTGCCACATCAAAGTAATGTTTTTCTTCTAATCCAGGACACCAATCCATTACACCTTTGTGATGTGAGATACCACTATCAATTAAATCTGTTTTTATTCTATTATAAAAATTATCTGGATTACCGTAGGCAGACATACCCATTAAAATATACTCATCTTCATTTGGTTTTAATCCTATTCTATGTGTCATAGCAGAATAAAAAAGTCCTAGGGATTCTGGATAGTTTCTTGTGTAAACCTTTTTTAACTTGTCTCTAGCTTTCCATATAGTAGTTGTATTAAATTCTCCTATAGCATCAATAACTAAAACAGCTGCCTCATCAAAAGGACTTGTATAATACCCAGCTGCAGCGTGAGTTTTATGATGTATACCCCATTTTATAGGAACCCCTTGTATACCCCATTTTTTTAAATATTGTTTAGGACTAAACCACTTATTTGGTTCTCCTGAATATAATTTTCTACCAAACTTTAATATAGGATTTTCATACCAATATATTATATCAGGTTTACCATATTTTTTGGCTTCATGTAATAACTGAAAATTTAGTTGGCCGTCATTTTTTTCTCTTCTACCAAATCTTTCAGAATGAGAGGCAAAAAGAATTTCATTTGTTTCTCCGTCCACAACGGTGATTGAAGCATCATGTGTCCCTGCACTGATTCCCCATTCTATCATAGCTAACTCCTTAGTGATATATAAAGGGGTCTCTTTTCTTTAACTCCTTTAATCTTTTTTCTTTTAATTTTTTGTGTTTTCTATCCTCAAAAAATTTGCGGATTTTATTTTTAATCTTTGTTATAAACCTAGGCATTTGTCTACTCCTTTTTCAATTTGTTGCCATGCTTCTGTATGAGCCCATACACCTGGATGTGCCAAGTCTCTTGCTAAATACCCCATGTCTTCTCCTGCGTTCTCAGTATTAACACCCAAAAAATTCATATCTTGTGGCATAAAATCATCTATCCAAGCCCAATGTGCGTTGGGAATTCCTAAAGCATCCCATATATTTTTTATAGAATGATAATACATATAGTTATATAAATTAGCCTGTTCAGGATATACTATATATCTATTCATATACCAGTCTACATCAAAAGCTTCTCCTCCATCCAATGGAACATTGCCTCCTGAAGCTACCCATGTTTGTAATTTTGTTTGACTAAACCCAATTTGTCTATTATCAGTTAATACTTGATTTTGATTTAAAGTGTTTACTCTATTGGGATAATTAAAAGTTTTTCTAAATTCACCAGGATATTGAACAACAACTAATTTAGGCTTAGGAAATTTATTTTTAACATAAAGAGTTGTATTATAAAATTGAAAATCTATACCTGTGCCGCCCATTGCTAAGTTCATTACAGGCAAATTATATTTTTCAGACATATTATGCCACCATAAATCTTCTTCGTGTAAGCCCACTCCTTCTGTATAACTACACCCCATAACAAGTATAAAGTTATTATCCTCATACTCATTTAACTCTTTACAGCGATAGCCTAAGGAGTTTAGATGATATTCTATAGGGTTATCCCAATATTTTGGATTCATTTTAGTGGAGTGCTTATTCTTATTCCAATTGTCTTCAGAATCTCCTGAGTTCCAATGAAGCGTTCTAGTAACGTTCTTATCAGAACAATCTATAATTTTACTTTCTTGTATTTCCATAATGTATTACTCTAATGTGGTTTTCAAATTGTGCTTTTGGTGTTATTCTCCATGGGTCAAAAATTGTAACAGGCTTATTTAGTTCGGGTAGTTTATCAGTTGGATGAACTTTAACAACAACATCATAATTTAAATCTAATCCTACTGCTACTTTATCTACAACTTTACCGCCTAGTTCTTTAATGTAATGTTGAACTAATAAACTATAACTACCATCTACATATTCTACATCTGGCTTATAAGAATCAGAAGTAAAAAATATGTTGTTACCGTGTTTTAAAATTGCCTTAGCCATATTCTTTGCTTGTTTTTCTCTCGCATTCATTACAGCATCAAAAATATCATAACCTAATTCTAATTCATTTGCCATATACCTCAGTGCAATATTATCTCTCGGGTGGCATCCTCCGCCGTCTCCCATTCCTGCTCTCATATATGAAGGTCCCATTATTCTATAATCTGATTTTGCAAGAGCATCTGTAACAATATCAACATTTATATTTCCCTGTTTCTCAGCAACGTCTTGTATCATATTAACAAGTCCAATTTTTGTAGAAATAAATGTGTTGTAAAATACTTTAATACATTCACATTCGTCCCAAGTTCCTATAACATAACGTGGATAATTTTGCATTATTGTTTTGTAAAAGTCTACAAGTTGTTTTGCATCGCCTGTTTCACTTCCATCTTCTGTTCCTATCATTACCATTTCAGGATTTACCATATCCCAAGCAACTGTTCCCATAGCAATTAAGTAAGGGTTATAAACAAATCTTGTATTAGTAATTAATGAAACAAATTCTCGCCTAACTGTTCCTGGTAAAACTGTGCTTATAAGAACTAAAAGTTGGTCTTTAGTCATATGTTTATTTGCTTCTTCTAATACGTCTTTAACAATATTATATTCAAAGTCTTTAGGCTCTAAGTGTGCTGTAGGTGCTCTACCATCATAGTCTTTATCATGTGGAGTAGGCACGGCAACAAAAACTATGTCCCTGTCTTTGACGGCTTCTTGTATTGTTGGAACGATTGAAATGAGTTTTGAAGTTTTAGGTGCAATATCATAGCCCTTAACATCATGTCCTGATTCGGCTATAACTTCTGCACATGGCATACCTAATTTACCTATGCCTAGAAATGCTATTTTGTTCATTATAAATATCCTATATGTTTGATGAAATTCTTAAATTTGAAAGTGACCTAAGTAAATTCACCGGTGCTCCTTATGTAATAGCTACTGATTGTTGCACCCATGCTATTGAATTATGTTTTATTTATAACAAAATAAACCAAACTTCTTTTACTCCCTATACCTATTTGAGTATTCCTATGTTAATGGAAAAACTTAACGTAGAGTATTCTTATGAAGATGAGGAAGAACAAACCTGGGTCGGTGAATATAATTTTAAAGGAACAAACATATGGGATAGTGCCCGTAAACTTGAAAGAGATATGTATATGCCAGGACAAATGCAATGTATAAGTTTCGGGTATAATAAGCCCTTAGAAATAGGTAGAGGTGGTGCTATACTATGTGATAGCTACATACATTATCAAGATTTAAAATGTATGGGATATGACGGTAGAAATATTCATGCTTTTACACCATGGGAAAAACAAGGTGTTTTTAGAGTAGGGTATCATTACAAACCTGTGCCTGAGGAATGTATAAAAGGAAGTGAAATATTAAAAGAATGGGATGATTATAATTTTGAAGGTGCAAATCAATTTAATAAATATCCTGATTTAAGGGGATTACAAATTGTTAAATAGTCATAATGAATGGGACACGCTTAAAAAAGTAATTGTAGGAATTGCCGACTACGCACATTGGCCTGTTAATTGTCCAGAGTTTAGAAAATTAGAAGAAACAACTGGCTGGAAAGAAACGCCGGTGCCAACAGGCTATGTATCTAATAAAATAGTTAAAGAAGCCAATGAAGATTTAGATAATCTAGCAAAAGTTTTAGAAAATGAAAATGTGGAAGTTGTAAGGCCGTTAACTATAGATTTCGGTAAACATGATGGAATGTATAATTATTGTCCAAGAGATAGGGCTCTTGTAATAGGCGATAAAGTATTTGATGCTCCTATGTTATATCCTACTAGACAAATAGAAATTTATGCTATAGATAAATACTTAGGAGGCTTTGAACAACAGATACAATGTAAAGAAGAAGGTGTAATGTTTGATGCAGCTAATGTATGTAGATTAGGAAGTGACCTTTTATATCTTGTAAGTGATAGTGGTAATGTTGAAGGTGCCAAATGGTTACAAAAACAATTAGGCAACAAATATAAAGTTCATATATTAGATAACATTTATTCGGGTGTTCATATAGACAGCACAATTAGTCCTATTAGAGAAGGGTTAGTAGTTTTAAACAAAGATAGAATATCTGAAGAAACCGTGCCTGAGCCATTAAAAAGTTGGGACAAAGTTTGGATAGGTAAGGAAGATTTAGTAGAACAGCCATTTACAGATTATCCATATGCAAGTAACTATATAGGACTTAACTTTCTTACAATAAACCCTAATAAAATTGTATGCGACCCTAAGCAACAAAAACTTATGAGAGAGTTAAATAAATATAATGTAAATTGTATAGGGGCAGACTTAAGACATAGTAGAACATTAGGCGGTGGTCACCATTGCGTAACTTTAGATTTGGTGAGAGAAAATGTGGGATAACGGAAAAACAGATATGATATGGGACGACTCCTTTAAGGCGTTTCCATATAAACCCGAACCAATTACCGGGTTTCAAGCTGAGGAATGGAAACGTCAAGGGTATACACATGATACAACATTTGGAAAAATGTATGGTGGTAAAGATGTTGTTCCTAGATGGGCTCATGAAGTAGGAAAAAATTTGGGATTAGAAAACTGCGGATTTGTTTTTTATAAAATGAGTTTTTTAGATATAATGCCTGTTCATTCAGACCACTATAAAAAATACTGCGAAGTTTTTAAACAAGATTATGAAAATGTTTGGAGGGCAGTTGTATTTTTAGAAGACTGGAAATCAGGACATTACTTTGAAATAGATGGTCAGGCGGGTATGAATTGGGAAAGAGGCGAATACGTATTATGGAAAGGAAGTGTGCCTCATGGTGCAAGTAACATAGGTGTAGAGCCTAGATATACGTTACAGATTACAGGAACAAAAGTTAATTCTTAGTTTCGTATATTTGTTGATACGGCTTGTTATATAAACCATATCGTATAACTTCCCTATTGTGTTCACAAATTTCTCTTGTATCTTTAAATAAATCTTTTAATTGTTCAAAAGGCATTTCATTCATCCAATCCAGCAATTTAAAAATAGCTTCCATTCTTTCTGTGTGGTCTTCTATTTTATCATAACTTTCGTCCCAATGTTGCCAAAAAGTTCTAAAGCCCATATGATTCATATACTCTAATGTATGAGGAGGGGCAACTAAAACAAAAGGAACTTCTAATCTAATTGGGTCGCAAGTTTTTTCACTAAAATAACCTGTGGGTTGCCCAAACCTAGTTTCATTTACAACAGCAATACAGGACCTAGAATATTTACGTATGAACTCTTCTGTATTATCCTGTTCTGGGTCAGGGCTAAAACTTCCTGCTACATGAAAATCATATAAATGTGTTTTTTCTCCTCCATGATTCATATCTATAGAATGAGTATTTTCATTTAAATTTTTAAATCCTGCTTTTAATTCTGCTCTTCTTTCTTTAGAAAATTTATTCATTTCCATCCAAGCATAGTCTTTAAAATCATCATATTTGCCCGACATTTCAAAGGGCCAGGATAAATTAGCACTTTTGTCTGCTAAGTAAGCCGACATCATATGTCTATGAGGTGCATATCTTCTATTACAACAAAAGAATCTTGTATTTAATTCTTCCTCTCCATATCTAACTGCGCCCATTGGGCCTGAAATTTGTCTTATGTAAGTATCATAGGTGTAAAGTCTTTGATTAAACCAACCAGGATAATTACTAGCATGTTCTCGTATATTATAATCCGATGTTATAACGTTAGGAATGATATCCCTTTCCTTACTCCAAGCCATTATAGAATCTAATTCCATTGACCTTACTACTTCGTTAAATGAAGCAGGGAATTCGCTATAGTGTCCTAAATTTACGTCATCTTTTCCTGGAAAATACCACGTGGACGGCTCGTATAGAAAAATATTTACTTCTTTTCCTTTTAAGGCATTCCATGTTTCATCGCTCCAACGTTCTAACCATTTACCAAAATTTATTCTTTTAATACCTGTATATAATATTGTCGGTTTATCATTTAACAATCCACCTAATCTTTTGGGTATAAATTGTGCAAAGAAATCTAATTTGTTTGTTTCGTGAGGTATATTCACCCAAAAACATTCCTGCCTAAATACATATGGATTATCCAATATACTCTCTCCTTTTTAATTCTTCTATTAATATTTTAGCTATAACTTCGTGGCCTTTTTGATTAGGATGACAACAACGACTTACGTGTTCTGTTCCTTTAGGGTAATTATCATTGAAATTTATTTCTTCCCAATACCCACCATTTTGTATATTTTCATTAAAGCCATCTTGTTCTAGTAAATAATGAAACATACTTAATCTTCCCTTAGGATAAAAGAAATCAAAATTAGGATTAAAATCTAAAGCTGGTAAAAATAATTCATTAATGTAATCAGGAGAAAATGCGGGCGTAAGAATAAGTTTTGCATTATGTGCCTTACACCAGGTAACAACTTCCATTAGATTTAAATATGCCTCTAAAAATCCTACATCATCAGAATATACATCTGATGCATACCCCCTCCAAACATTTTTCATAGGATTATCCTCGGAGACATCACCATTAGGCCAACAAGTAAACCAATAATCCTGTCCAGCATGTTCAAACCCTTTTTTAATATAACTAAATCTTTCTATTCCTGACATCATAAAAATAACAATTTTTTCTTTTGCATTTTGTAATTTTTTGTTATGAAACATATGCAAGGACTTAGCTGCCTGTCTATTACCACCACCTGCTTGTCCTAAGTTAATTGGCATATAGCCTATTTCCTTAGCTACTAAATTAACCCAAGAATTATTATAAGCCTCACTAACAAGCTCTTCGTCATTGTCATCAACTCTAATATTCCAATTTCTTTTCTCTTGTGTTTCTATTGAATATGAACCTTGCCCCTGTGTAAAACTACACCCTAACCCTATTAAAAGTTTATGGTCTTCAGTTAATATTTTAAGTAATGGTTTCTTTAAAGGATTAGGTAACATTAAAATACTCCTTATAATGTTGTTTTAATTTAAAGTAAGCATCTGGTGCTTTAGACGAATTTCTTAATAATGTATGATAGTTCCAATCTAATGTTTCTTCCATTGAAGAAAATAAGGTCATCATATTTTGATTATTTAAGTCTTTTAATAATTTAACTATCGCATCAAATCTTTCCCAAGATTCTAATTCATCATAACTTTCATCCCACCAAGTATCAAATGTTTTATAACCCCATTCTTTTAATCTTTTTAAACTTCCCTTATTACCAAATATAATAAAGGGAGTTCTTGAGCCCAATGCTTTAAATGTTTTTTCACTTATAAATTGTGTTCCATCACTATCAAAAAAGGATGCCTCACTTATAACAGTTATCCAACTTTGTAAACATACATCAAAATTAAATCTTTTTATATAATGAGAGTCTCCTAGTGAAACATTGTCTTTGCCTCCTACTAATATAGGAAGTTCTTCTTTTATGCCTATCCAATCATACTCGTAAAGTCTACCCTCATAATCTAACTCTTGAAACTCCTTATAAGGAAACTCATTCATACTCATTATACAATCATGATGTAAGTTTGCAGAACGTATTGCTGAATACAACCAGCATCTATGACGTCTAGGTCTTTTTTGTAATACATTAAATGTTTTCATTTCATTAACATTCTTGTATTCCATATGTTTTTCAAAGGTGGGCTTTTCTAAATTTTGATAACGTAACATACACCCAACATCTTTCTCAAAATGTGGATAAGAAATAACTTTCATTCTTCCCGTGTATTCCTCTTCTGCTAACAGATTGCCTGTTACAAAAACCATTGCCTCATGCGGAACATTATGTTTATCTAACTCATCTTCCATAAACTTGTAAAGCCATGGTGCATGGTAACCTTCTAATGAGGAATCTAACATTAACATAGCAGAGCCGTTTTGTAAATTTTCAAGATGTGTTTCTTTTACAAAGTGCATAAAACTCTTTCTTCCATCCTCGGGTCTACCTGCCCATTCTTCAGGACTATGTTGAACACCTGCAGAAATAATATAGTTTGGTTGTATATAACAATGCTTTAAATTCTCATACCCAAATTGCTGTATTGTTCCTGCTAAAGGAGAAACACAAAATCTAGACATTCCAGATTCATTAACATCTTTACAGTCTTTAAAATTCCGCATAGCATGTTCTTCCAAACCTGTGCTATCATATATAGGTTTCCAATTTTCAAAAAAGAAATTCATTACATTAACTCATCTTTCCATGTTGTAGGAGTTTTATCATTTATTATTTCTAAAGGTAAGTTATAATTAAAACTCGTAGGGCCTGCTTCTCTAATATATTCCACAGTCTTTTGTATTGCGGTTACTAAATCCGTCTTTGTTTCGTAGTCTAAGAGTCTCCTAGCTTTATTACTAGAGCAAGTAGCGTGCTTAACTTCGCGTGGTCTATCAGGCAAATGTATTGGTGCTTCTTGATACATACATTGTCTTGCAACTATCTCAGCTGCCTCATTTATTGTAATAGTATGTTCATCTGGTCCTATGTTAATAGTTTCTCCTACTATGTTTTTATCTAAAGCCATTTTTTCTAAACAGGAAACACAATCATCAACATATGAAAAACATCTTTCCTGCATACCATCGCCATATATAATTGAGGGCAATCCTCTCAAATTTCTATTAGCCATTATACTTATTACGTTTCTATATGGGTCTGTATAATTCTGTTTAGGTCCTATTATATTATGAGGAACTGCTATGTTATATTCCATATCATGTGTATCGCATAAAACTTTTAAAGTGTCCTCTGCAGCTACTTTAGCAATACCATAGGGGTCAACAGGTGCAGGTGCTTGTTCTTCTATAAAGGGAATAATATTACTTCCATATCTTGCCATACTAGAACAAAAAACAAATCGCTTTACTTTATTTTGTATGGCTGCACTCATAACAGAAACACTTGCTTCGTAAATATTTTTTGTTATAAAGGAGGGACTAAAAACAGAAAGACCTTCATGTGCAGTGGCTGCACAATGGATTACAATATCAACATCTTTTAATACTTCGACCATTGCTTGATTATCACAACAATCTATCTCATAAAATTCTACACCATCGGGGACATTGTCTAATGACCCACCCAATAAGGTATCGTTGCCTGCTACTTTAAAGGTTGACGATAGGAATTTCTGAGCCAGATGACTCCCTAGAAATCCTGCCACACCTGTTATAAAAATCTTCATACTCTGGGAATGTCTCTAAAAAATTACATTTACGTCTTTTATCATACTCGTTAAACCAGTTGTAAAAATCTTTACGACCTTCGTTTAATTTGTCCTTGGGGTAACGTGTTTTTGCCATATAATCATGAACACGTCTAAACTTTTCATATTCTAATTGCTGGAATTTTTTAGGGTCATCGTCGTCTAAGTTTTCCTTCATAAACTCCAAACACTCTGTCATATATGGCATGAATTCACTTTTAGGTAAAATGTTCATATCATAATGTAACGGTTCCTTTAAATAAGGAGTATCAAATCTAATACGCCTTTTAGCATGCGTTTCTGTAGGAACAATTATATCGTGATACCGTTCTCGCCAGACTAAAATTTGTTCTAATAAACTTTTAAATGTTGTAACAGCTAAAGCATTAAATGTAATCATTAAGTTAATAGGACATTTTGTTTCCTCAGCATATATGTCCATGTTCTTTTGAAATAATTTTAAATTTAATCCTGTTCTTAAATATTCTGCTCTCTCATTCCATGTATCAATACTTGTATAAAGTTCAAAGTCTTTTATCTTTTTGTTTTGTAATAAATCGTTGACACTCTCTGTCATTTTAAGAACGTGTCTACTACTCATTCCTAAATTACTATTAATATTAATGTTTAAATGTGGTGCAGGGTTTTCTCTAAGGTCGTCTAATAATCTATATGTGCTTTTATGTAATAAAGGTTCTCCGCCTGTAATACGTAAAATGTTTAATGTCTTTTTAACTTCGGGCCACCACTTCCACCAGGCATCCACATAGGGATTGTCTTCCTCTTGGAAAGCTGTAAACCAATCAATGTCTTGTCTATGGTTTTTGACCATATCATAAGGACCATGTTTTTTAATTTCTTGATAATAACTAGAACTTGCCATAGGATGACAATAACCACATTTAAAATTACATTCATTACTAAAAACTATTTCAATATATTCTGGATTAACATCAAAGTCCCAAGGATTGTCCTCAATTTCTTTTACTCTATCCTCAGTATAAATGGAGCCTGTTTTTATCATTCTATCTGAAACATAGTCTCTTCCCATGTCTTCAACATTCCAACAATATTGACAGCCCTCACATTTTTTGCCCTCGAGCATTTCTTTACGTTCTAATTTTTTATGAGGGGTATTGTGTAACTGACTAGGATTTTCTAATAAGCCTTCTTTAGGTATTGTATGGGGAGCAGGGTGATAACAGGAATGAGTTTGACCTGTTTGTAAGTAAATTTGAGTATGTTGCCATTTGGCTAGACAAAATGTAGGCGAAATCCTTTTATCAAGAGTATCTCTCAACTCCTGCATTTTGTTTACATTATCTTGCATTTCGACCCCAAGCCATAAATCTATTATAAGTGCCATTGGTGCCTTCACATGGCCAACTAGTGGCACCATCACATAACTCACAATTATTTATACGCCTAAAATGATGAATATCGTCCGCACATCTTATATGTTCATCTAAATCATAATAGTTGTTACCTTGTATTATATAATCTGCACCTATAGGTATTTGATTCCACCACTTGTTATAAGTAAATTGGTCCATATGTTCTGTGCTTGTATTAATAACTAACATAGTTTCGCTATTTTCATGTTCACTATATTCAAAGTGCGAGGCACATTCGGTTATAGCAATAACAGGCCTATCTCTATCCTTATCTAAATCATTGATGACCCATTCACAGTCAGGGTCCTTATCAATACTATAAACATAATTTGCCATGTCTAAATCTAACATAATACGTGGTAATATACCATACCAACCACCGAAAACATAAATGGAATTGTAACGACGTGTTTGTGCGGTTTCAACCACACGCATTTTTGAGTCTAGTTGTGATTCCCAAAAACAATCCATAAAGCGTTCTGCTCTATCCGGGTGAAATCTAATAAATTTCATCCAATTAGATAAACTTCTTGTATCCACTTAGTTCCTTCTCATTTTAGCAATATCTTCTGCTTCTTGTTGGGAGATTACAGGAACAGCATTGGACTTATGCATCGTGGCAATGCCTTTAACTAAAGTTCCAGTATATTTCATAGGCTCACGTTTGGTTGTGTCGCTAACAACTTTGTGATAGTCACCCGATGCCATATATTCTTCCATAATAGATTTATATTGCTTAGCTTGTTCTTCTCTTAATGTATTTAGTTGAGAAGGGGACGGTGTGTAAGACTTGAATTCTGGTTTTTTGGTTTTGACGCGGTTAGTAAAATGTTTTTTACGTTTTTTGCCGGTTGGCCCGTATCTTAAAGAATTTTGTAAGTTAATCATACCCATAAAAAGTATATTAACACCATTCAGTTCAGTTGTCAAGCATATAGAGTTTTAACAACAAACCTCACAGAGGATTTATAAGACCTAGGGTTAAAAACTCCTTTTTCATGTGACCAAAAGTATAAATAGTGGGTATAATAACAAAGAGGATTGTGCAAGAAGTATTTCAATTAATTTCCGATGTCGGCGCACCTATTGCTGGGGCTCTTGTCATGGGAGTTTTTATCTTTATAATCTTACGCCAAATGTTAGAAGGCGTCATTGATAATATCAAAACATTAACTGGATTTTGTAAAATGTTGGAAACCAGAGTTAGTGTTATGAACAACGAAATTATAAAAATAGATGTAAAACTATCAGAACAGATTGGTTTAGAACAACCAATAGAAAGACTTGCTAGAGCAGAAAACTTTGTTGAAGATGGCAAGATAGATACTAGGAGAGACTAATGGATATTGCACAAGCGATAAGTGATTATGGGTTTCCTATTGTTTTAGCTGTAGGTATGGGCTATTTTGTTTATTTTGTATGGCAATTTATTACAGAAAAATTAGACCCAGAAATAGAAACTATGCACATAGCATTGATTAAGTTGATTGACCAAATAAGAATGTTAGACCAAGACATGATTAGGTTACAACAAAAATTAGATGTAGTGAAGGACATGAAAAGAAAAAATGACAAATAAAGATAAAGAATTGTTAGCAAAACAATTTTCCGGACAAGGATTATGGTCCAACCTATCTGTGTTTAAAATATTTTGTTTTGGTTGTTTATTAGGAATGCTTATAATGGCTCCTCTTGTAATGGCTGACCAGATAGTTCACAAATTTAAAAACCCTAGTTTTAGTGGCATAGGGCAAGGTGCTCATTATTTAACTATTGAGAACCAACAAGCAAGTAGAAAGAAGGCAATTAAAGATGCATTGGAAGCTGCCGAGAAAGCAGCAGCAAGAGCCGAAGATAACTCTACACTTTCTAAGTTTATACGTAACTTGGAATCTAGAATTTATGCTCAACTTTCTAAACAATTAGTTGAGAGTATGTTTGCTAATGAAAATCCAGTAAGATTTGGTTCCTTCACACTTGAAGGCAATATAGTAACATATGAAGTTATAACAGCAGAAGATGGTAGTGAAACAATTAAAATGACTATCACCGCCGAGGATGGAACAGAAACAATTATAGAAATTCCAATGGGAACTGGATATTTCGGGTAACATGAGATATCTACTTGCTCTAATTTTATTATTGCAGGGGTGTGCCTCGGTTCCTAAATGGAGTAATAGTCCTGAGGATTGCGAGCCTTACAAGGAAGGTTATGTAGTAGATTTACTTACAATGGCTAAATCTGCTCCTAGAACATTTAAAAGAGCAATGCCATATATTTGTGTAGATGCTCCTGAAATTGTAAAACTACCTAGTTTTTTAGAATTACTTAATTTACCACCAGCAGAACAGATGCCGGTTGTAGCAGTATATGGATTTGGCGATAAAACAGGACAACGTAAATCAAAAGAAAATATAGCAGACTTCTCAACAGCAGTAACACAAGGCGGAACAGAATTATTAATAGACGCTCTTAAAACAGCCGGTAATGGAACTTGGTTTAGAGTAGTTGAAAGACAAGGTATAGATAACCTTGTAAGAGAAAGACAAATTGTTAGGTCTACTAGACAAACGTTTGCAGGAGAAGATGACCCAACAGATGTAGGGCCATTATTATTTGCAGGTATGATAATAGAAGGCGGTATCATAGGATATGATTCTAATATTTTAACCGGCGGTAGGGGAGCTCGTTACTTAGGTATAGGAGCAAGTAGACAATATAGAAAAGATGTTGTAACGGTATCTGTTAGAGCAGTTTCCGTTTTAACTGGAGAAATTTTATTAAATGTTCAGGCAAGAAAGACTATCCTTTCTTATGGTGCAAGTGGAGATGTATTTAGATTCATTGAAGAAGGCACCGAGCTTGTAGAGTATGAGGATGGAGTAGGTAAAAACGAGAGTGTAACTTATGCTACACGTTCAGCAATCGAAGCTGCCGTTTTAGAACTCATATATCAAGGTCAGGATAGAGGACTTTGGAAACTAACAGAGAGGAAAAATGAAAAATAAATTAATCGCTTTTATATTACTGTTTTCTACAGCAGAAGTATATACAGCAGATAATGAAATTATGATTGACCAAACAGGTGATAATTTTACTTTATATATTGACCAAGTAGGTTACGGTAACTTAATAGGATTAGATGACTTCACAAGCGGTGGGTCTGAAATGACTATTGTAGGTTCTAGTATTACCTTTGATATTGATATGATAGGTAATTCAAACTTGTTATATGGACCGGTTGTTGGTGATACATTAGATTGGGATTTACTATTTACAGGAGATTCTAACGTATTCGATTGGAATATTGGTTATATAGGAAGTGCCGATACTTCAGTTGTTGATATCGACATTACAGGGTCATCTAACACCTTTGATTTTGACCAAGGTTATATTGCTAGTGCTGAAAGGCTAGACTTTGACCTTACATTGGTAGGTAGTTCAAATGTTTGGGATTTAGATTTTGAATCCGATGATGCTACTTGGAATTGGGACTTTACAGGTTCTAATAGTAATATTAATTCTAATATGTTGGATGGTGGTTATCAAAAACAAAACGTTACCTTTAATGGTGATGGGGCTGATATTGATATCACTCAACAATCAGGAACGTGTCCCTCAGGTGTATCTACTTGCACAGGTGAAATTACTTTGGACATAACATCTGATAATGCAATCATTCAAATCGTTCAGAAAGACACTTCTGACTAATCTTTTACTTATGGGTTCTGTTTATGCAGAGCCTATAGGTGAAGTTGTAGAGCAGACGGGAGTAACGTCTTTAATTCGCAACGATGAAAATATCGTTGTATCAGGTGCATCTATTCCTGTTGAATTATATGATTCCGCACAGACAGCTCAAGGAAGAATGAAGTTAGAGTTTTTAGATGAGGCTCAATTATCTTTAACAGAACATTCGCTAGTTTTAATAGATGAAATATATTATGACCCGGACCCAAATAAGTCTAAAATGACTATGAAGTTTGCAATGGGCACAGCTAGGTTTGCATCCGGCAAACTGTCAATGGTAAACAAAGCCAATATTGATATTCAAACTCCCACAGCCACAATAGGTATTCGTGGAACAGACTTCACAACAACTATTGATGAACTTGGAAGAAGTTTAATTATTTTATTGCCTGACTCTAATGGAGATGCCTCAGGAGAAATTACAGTAACAAACGAAGCAGGTGAAATTGTAATGAATGAGGCATATCAAACTACAATGGTATCTAGCCTTAGTTCATTACCAACACAACCAGTTACATTAGTCGGTATAACACCTAATATGATTGATAATATGTTTATTGTTAATCCTCCCAAAGAAGTATTGGATAGAATACAGGAAGGATTAGAAGATGAACAAAACAACGACCAAGGTTTATTGGACATAGATTTTTTAGAGTTTGCAGAATTAGAAGAAGATAAATTAGAGGATACTGAATTAGAATTTACGGAATTAGATATAGATTTATTAAACGTTGACTTTCTAACAGACTTATTGGATGTAGTAGAGGCTTTAGATAGAAAAGTTAAGGGATCTGGCCCGGCACAAGAATCATCAGTCGGTGGAGTCTCAATCGCAGGAGCAAATTTAGGACTAAATAGTAATAGTCAATATAACATTTTTACGGAAGGCGAAGTTATCGTATTTCAAAGAATTGTAAACGATACAATCGTATTAAGACTTAGAAGCGGTGCCAACGTTTCTATAGAAACCATTGTTGAAGGTTATGAAGGAGTGATAGATTTAAATGAAGGAGAAGAATCCTTTATATTTATCCGACAACAATAAAACAAAGGAGGAAATTTATGTTAAGTAAATTTATCAAATGGCATGAAAGAAGAGTAATAACTTGGATGGAGTTATTGCAATTAGAACCTTATCATATTTATTGGATAGCTTTTATAAAGGGCATTATTCTAATACTACTTTTACAATGGCTTATATAAAACTATATGCAGGTAAAGCCACTCTATTAGGGTGGCTATTCCTCACCACAACTATTTTTGCTGACAACGTTATAAACATTGAACAACAAGGAACAGTTTCTAGTGATAACTCTCGTATAGACATTGACCAACGTGGATATGATAATGATATAGATATTAATTACCAGGGCGATTACCTTTATATAAACTACAATCAATGGGTGGGCGGAAATAGTTTAATTGCAAATGTAACCGGCACCAACAACCAAATCATCGGACAGGCCTTTGGGGGCGACACTCACACTATTAATATTGCTGGTAACAACAATCTTGCAGGAACTTGGTATGGAACCTCAGGAGATAATAATGTTGAAATTAATTTATTGGGTAACAACAACTTCGGAGCTGTAGAGGCAAGAGGAAATGGCGGACACAACATTCAACTTAATTTATCAAACGGCGGCAATGTTCAATTGTTTATTGATAAGTTGACTCCCGACACCTTCGTTTTTTCACAGGACTGTGCAACAATTACCTGTTCATCAACAGTAATAACAAGACAATGAAATACATCACAACTATATGGACAACCATATTCTTAACATTCCTATTATTGGGCATTAGAGTAAATGACCCGCAGTTAGTAGAACAAACAAGACTAAATGTGTTTGACCAATACATAAAAACACTTCCTACAAAACATTCAAACGACATCGTTTTAATTAATATAGGTGAAAAAAGCCTAGAGCAAATAGGACAGTTTCCATGGCCTAGACAAGAGTATGCCATGATGATAAATCATCTAAGACAGGCTAATGCTGGTTTTATAGGATTTACAATAATGTTTCCAGAAGCAGATAGATTTGGAGGCGATGAAGTATTTGCATCCTGGGTAAAAGATAACGGAATTATATTAGCCCAAGACGCAGATGCAAATGGTAGAAGTGAAAAGGCTCCTTACGTAGGAACAGCTGTATTTGGAACTGGCGACCCATATGCTTATGCTTTTAAGTATAACGGACTTGTTACAAATATTGATGAAATCGAAAATGTAGCACAAGGTGCAGGACTAATTAACGGTGCACCAGAAGTAGATAACATAACAAGACGTATTCCTCTTGTATCGCAAATTAATAATCAACTTTATCCTTCAATGGCTTTAGAAGTAATCAGAGCTTGGCAGGATAAACTATCATATACATTAAAAGTAAACGACGCTGGTATTGAAGAAATTATATTACGCCCCTTTCAAATTAAAACAGACCCTGACGGAAGTATATGGTTAAATTCTAATTATACTTTTGAAGAAATAGATTATGTGAGGGCACCCTTAAATAAAGACCTAAAAGGTAAAACAGTTTTAATAGGTGTAACAGCAAAAGGTATAGGAACTCAGGTTGTAACACCACAGGGCCTAATTCCCCCTCACAAATTACAGGCAGCTGCCATGCAAACAATAATAAATGGTGATAATATAAGTAGACCATTATATGGTGACTTTATAGAACTTTTAGGGACGCTATTATTAAGTATTATTGTAATTATAGCTGTATACTATGCATCTGTGTGGATAAGTGCTATTATAACACTATTAGCGCTCCTTACACCGCCTATATTAGCATATTATGCTTGGACTAACACCTCACTATTGTTAGATATAAGTTTTCCCGTAATAACCCTTATATTAACGTTTACGTCTGCTTCTTTTAATAACTTTTACAAACAATTTAAACTAAGACAACAAATTAAAGGACAATTTTCAACTTATCTATCACCTGATATGGTTGATATGTTAGTCAAAGACCCTAGTCTTATGAAATTAGGCGGTGATAGGAAAAACATGACATTTATGTTTATGGACATTGTTGGATTTACCCCTATATCAGAATATTACAAAAATAAGGACGATCCAGAGGGACTTGTAGAATTAATAAATAGTTACTTAGACAGAATGACAAAAATTATTCTATCACATGGCGGAACAATCGACAAATTTATGGGTGATTGTATTATGGCTTTTTGGAATGCACCAATTGAATGTGAAAATCATCCTCAAAAAGCAGTAAATGCTGCTAGGGAAATAGAAATTGAAGCAATTAAATTGGCTGAAGAATTGGAACAAAAAGGTCTTCCTCGTATTGATGTTGGCATTGGTATCAACACCGGCGATTGCATCGTTGGAAACATGGGGAGCGAAGAACGGTTTGATTATTCCGTTGTTGGAGACGCCGTTAACCTTGCGTCTAGACTCGAGGGTCAAACAAGAAATTATGATGGGGTTCGAGTGTTGTTGGGACAGGAAACTTATAAACGCTGTGAAAGAAGAAAATTCAAGAAAGTTGACAGCATACAAGTTAAAGGAAAATCAGAAAGTATATCCGTATATACCTATAAGTGAGCCGGCATCAACCGAACACTTAATTATATTTTATACTTTTCAGGTTTTGGATGTATACAGCACATATAGGGGTATAAAATATGATTGTGTTTATGAAACGAATGTATTATTAAATAGAAAACCAAAAATTTATCAAATGATAACATTAAAAACAAGTATATTAGGACCCATGTTATATAATCTTAATAATTCTGAAAAATTAACAAACGAAATACTTCTACCAACAACTCTTTTAACAGGAGTGGTAGTAGCAAACAATTTTAATGTTTTAAAAGACGCAAAACAGGAATGTAACAAGCTATGAGACCTGAAGGTTACTTATATGAGGACAATACAGTAAGATTCCTCAAGAAAAAGAAGTTAGCGGATGCAAATTTTCGCCCGGCGGGTGCTGATTACTCTAGACCCGACATAGAATTTCTTTGCAATGGAAAAAGTTACGGTGCAGAACTTAAAAAACGTATTACAACCGCCGGACAAGTTGCTTTGAATTACAAAAATGCAACAAACACCTTTGATTTCTCACAAAATAACCCTACAGATGAAAAACTCTACTTAATAGACTTAGCAATAAGAAGTAATGTGCTAAATTTAATCAGAAACAAGTGGAGAAAACCTATTTGGGCTTGTATGGACAGGGATTATAAGTGGAAAAAACGTTGGGAGGATGCAGGCAAGCCAAATTTAGAAGAAAGACACCGACAAGATATAGAAAATGCCCCAGAATTTTATATTCCTGTGTCTTCTACATCAATTAGTGGGTATTATAAAACCAAAGATACTCATTATTTTCAATTAGGAACACATGGGTTTTATCTTTTAGGTAGAGATGACCCTGCAGGACTTAATATTGGACAAAATCCACCCATACCTTTATGGGAAAATAACCATGAATGTAGAATTAGAGTAAGAATTAAAACTAATGATATAAAAAGTGCAATGATTAGGGAACAACAACGTAACGACCCAACAATAGCACCTGGTTATACTCCCTCAATAGAATTAACAATGAGAAGAATAACAAAAAGTTTTTATAACATAGCACCTGTAACATCAAACACCTCTTCAATTTTAGAAAGCCAAGCGGTGTTTCCAAATAAAATGATACAGGACAATGATGATGAGGAATCAAAAAATGAAAATGACACCTAGTGAAATTGAACTTTGTGCAATAACAGGAACCTTCAAAGGCGTTCCTTTATATCGTTTAAACCTAGATGAATATTTAGATGATGATGAAGCACTAACTGATTTGGATACAGTTATCCAACTTTACAATTGGGAAGTTTTAGATAATGAGGATGGAACTCAGGTCGCAAAATACTTGCTAAGAAAAATTGGAGTTGACATTCATTAAGTAAAAAACCTATTTTTTATATATAAGAGCGTATAAGCAGAATTTATAACTAATTATACAAATAATTTATATTTAATTTAGGGATAAATGAAAACAAAAATAGAAGAAGCAGGGGAACTTTTTATTTTAGTATGTGTCTTTATTGTAAGCGTTCTTGCAATAGCACCAATAAGCTAAAGCCAATAGTTTTTAATCAAAGTATTTAAGAATAAAAATACTCCAATACCATTTAACAATATTAGAGCTCGGTCTTTCCAAAGAAGTCCGACCCATAGCCAGCCTGCGACTCCAATAAGGCTTAGTCCAAGGTCATATTGTTGTAAACCGTCTACACCTCTAATACTCATGCTGCCTAATATAAAGATGCTTGATGCCCACTTTACATACCAACTTAAATCCATTTTAGGCGTAGCACTTTTTTGTATTCTATTGGAGTTTTTAATTTCCCCTACAGAAAGTTCCATGCCTTTATATTTTGTTTGTATTGTATCTGTGTCTTTCATAATGTTTCCAAAAAAAGGGGGCATCGCGCCCCCTTTGGCTTAACTAATATTAGCTATTAGCTTGGGCTGCTAGTGCTTGATAACCAGCTGCGATAACGGCTCTAGAAGCAGTTCCTAGACGATATCTAGAAGCTTTAACTCTTCCTCTAGCATCTTTGGTGCCGTTGTTTAGATAGATTGGGAATCCATCCATACGTAGTGAAGAAACAGCAGACCTTGGATTAGCAATCCCAAATCTGTTTGTAATTTCACCAGCTGTTAAAGCTTGTCCTGCTTTAAGAGCACCTAGTAACTTTGACTTCTTAGAAGTGAAGGTTACAGTTGTTGTAGTATTTTTACTTGTCATAAGTTCTCCTTTTTAAGTAATTAACATACACATTATACTATCGTTTGTTGCCAAAGTCAAGCATTAATGTTCTTTTTGGTCACCTTAATGATGTTCTTGATAAGCCCATATGAGCCTTTCACCTTCAAGGATTTCACCGAATTCAATTTTTTCACCTGTAGCTAAAATCTCTCGAACAACTCTACCTGAGTTATATTCAATATCTAATACTTTGCCATCATCTCTATCTGAGGCATAAGCCATACTATCCAAGCTATGTGCATGTAGGCATTTTACACCTTCTGCCCACTCCTCAGCTTTTAACAATAACCTTTGTTGTTCTACTATATCGTTATATTGTCCCATAACTTAACTCCAAAATAAATCAAACAATTCATCTTCTAACATATAAGCTTCCTTTTCCCACGGTGTTCTTTTGTAACCCGTGTATGTTTGATTTTTCCACTTTAAATTAGGATGTAATTGTCTTTTAATAAATTGTTTCGCATGAACTAACTCATGTGCTAATGTTTTGGCTATCTCTTCTTCTGGTAATGTTTTACTTTCAAATGTTTTTGCCACTTCTATCTCAGCAACATCTTTATCGCCCCAACATAAACCTAAATAGTTATTTTCACATTCCTTAACAAACTTAACAGTTATGTCTACGTCTCGCCTAATATTAGGCACCAGCCAAGACATACAGTCCTCAGTAAAGCTAGTAAACTTCTTTCTATTTCTTATTTGACCTGTAACAACAATATCAATCACTTACCTTGACCACGATATTTTTTATAAGAACGTTTTTTACTTTTGTTCATTGTCGCCATAGATTTAGGACGCCGACCAATACTTGTTCCTTTTTTAATATGTGATATACTGGAACCTTGTTTTTTAAATTTTACTGCCATAATAAATTAATGTTTAATGTTGTATCGTAATTGTAATGTATTTACCTGGATTTGTCAACATCTTTTTATTACGTATCTGACCAAAAAGTTCGTAAGTAACTTCCCAATATAAAAGTTCTTCTCTTATATCATACGCCCATGTATTGTAACAATGTTCTCTTGCCTTGTAGTCTGCTTTCTTACTACCAAACAATGCTCCTAACAAGCCACCTACAATAGCACCCTTGTCATCTTGGTCAGCAAGTTCTTTACCTACAGCAGCCCCTACAACAACAGGCACAACGGGTAATGTAGTATATCTACCTGTGTTAGGTTCAAATTCATAATGACATTCTCTAACAGGTCTGCTATTAGTATAAACCTTCTCTATAACAGGGTATGCTTTTATAACAGGAACTTGCATTGTTTCTGTTTGTGCATATGCTCCTGAACTGAATACTAGTAAAGCAAATAACCAACCGGCACCCATGCCCAAACCAAATATTGCTGTTCTATTAAGTTTAACGTTTTCCATTTTAATCCTCCATGCAGGCTTCAATTAAAGTTTTCTTTTCATAGGGCCAATACTTGCCCCTCTTGATTTCACCGCAATCAGAACATACGCCTATCTTTATGCCTGCTTTTAGTCCATGTCCATATGCGGAATTAGGTATGGCAAGAAACTGTGGCTCATTTATTAACCAGTTCCAGCCTATAAAATATATTGTTCCTGTTTTACCCATCACGTTAGATATAACGTAACGTCTGTAGATGTCATTCTTTTTAAGGATACCGAGTTTACATTCACCACCACTATCCAAATCCATTGCATCCTCACTACAACGTTTAGTTGGCTTACCGTGATGTGTTCTTACGGCAGCAACTAAGTTTTCCCATACCGTAGATAACTCTATGATGCTATGTGAGTAGAGGTTCTTTAAGTCCTCAACTGTTACATCGTCATACATATCATATCGCTTAGACTCGGCGAACAAAAATGTCGCCAAGTCTTTTTGTGCTGATAGTGTGTAATCAGTAGTCGCCATAGTAAGTCTACTTTATAGGTCTAACAATTGTGCAAACTCCTCATAGTGAGGATTGTCTCTTACAACTCGTTTGATATTTTTCTTAATTGTTGTAACGGCTATTTTATCGCCGGCTTCTATTTTAGCTATGAGACGCTCTCTCACAACATCAAAGTCAAATTTACCTAAAGGATAATGACGGTGTTGCCATTGTAGGTTTGATTTACTTACTTTTCTAGGGGCATTAGCTTTTTTCTCTGCTTCTTCCTCTCTGACACGTTCAATATAGTCTTTTACTTCTACTTCCATGTTTAACTCTCCATAAATGTTAATATGTGTATACTAACACCGGAATTTGAATTTGTCAAGCATTTTTCGGAGAAATGCTAATAAGGCGGTTCACCAGAGTTAATGTTTTGCTTTAATGTGTCGGTCAGTATTCTAAATCGCGTAGCATCTGCCACGGTGCAGTTATTACATAGCCAGGCATAAGACCTTTCTTCTTGGCGTAGCATATACTTGTTCATATTCGTTAGAATCCTCACATAAGGTGCCGTTTCAGACTCCTTTTCATTCACTATCTGCCAATTGGTCTTATTATCATGATACGGACAAAAGATATTCAAGTTCTCCATACGTATAAAGAACACACTCGCAGGGTCAATGCCCCTATAGGTAAT